GAAGTTTGTTTTCGACTGAAACCTGAAGCTGAGGATGTGTTACAAATCATTCTTCCGGACGGGAATGCCGTTGAGCTCCATCCCACTGCGAGTTCGATTGATGGCGCGGAGGAATACTATTCGGCGATCCGGACTGAGGAGGAGTTCGCTATCACGTCTACGATCAACGCTCGTTTGATTCGTGCTATTGAGGAGGCGGCTCCTGAGGTGGCTGGAGATATCGCCCTGTGCGAACCTCCTACTCCCGCAAATGAGTTCCTTCGCGACGTCGACAATGATTGCTTTAGCGGGCAGTTTCACCTGATGTCTGACCCCGAGAAACTCTATGACTTCCGTGTGGAAGTTGTCGATCTGTCCACCGATCAGCTAAAAGCGTCGATCCGTAGGATACAATGAGAAGGAGCAAATTTGATACTCGACCAAACCACCCGAGACCTGATGTTTTTCTCCGAAACTCCCGCTCCCTATACTCGGGATGGTTGGCTCATTCAAGAGCAACTTCCCACGGAGTGGCATATTCTCGTCGCGGCAATCTTATTAAATCAAAGCAAGCGTACCGCCGCTTGGGACGATATGCTGTGGAGGCTATTCGAAAAGTGGCCGACTGCCTCAGCCCTTTCCGTTTCCGATACTTCTCTTGAGGAGTTATTGAAACCGCAGGGTTTTTCGAACATGAAGGCTAAACGCCTTCGGCGAATGTCATCGGAGTATTTAGTGTGGGACCACAAGAATGCTCGGGATCTCTACGGTTGTGGGCAGTACGCTTACGATTCGTGGAGAGTTTTTGTTAAGGGCGACCGTCCTAAGCCACACGAGATTAACGACAAAGCCTTAGTTAAATTTCTGGAGAGGTATCATGCGGGCTGGCGAATTGGACGGCCTCTACCACCACTTTTTAGAATCAGCGAGACGCCTAAACCTCGAACAGCAGTTCGAAGAAAGGTATCGGTACTATCGACAAAGGTGTTGGGCTCGGAGAGAGTGCATCCTGGTAGCAGCAACTGAGCTGAATCTGCCATAATAGACCAAACAACGAAGAATCCAACGATGCTCGACTATGAACTCACACGATTCATTGGGCGCAAGAACGCTCTCTCGAATCAAATCAAAAAACTTGAGTCGGAGATCCAAGTAAAAATCAGAAAGCTTGAGGAAGCTGCTGATAAGCTTGATGAGTCGCAGGAGCGTATCATGATCGCCATTGCCGCTTACAAGAAGCAGTGCGAGCGAGGAGCGAACACTGAGCTTCGGAGAGCGGAGCGCCGCATCAAAGAGCTCGAGAAACTTGTCGCGAACGGTGGAGGACAAGCGCGGGCGGATGTTGATCTTATGGCAGTTGCCCGTGGCCGAACCTTCGCTATCTTCGATGCGATTTTATTCAGCATCTCGAATTGGTCTACGAGCGGCGATACAGCTCCCGACTTTGAACTTGTGTCTCAGTCGATTCTGTTCCCCGTAGTCTACGAGCAGGTGATGAATGGTCCTGAAGGATACTTACTTGACACTGTGCCAACTAGCGCATTAGAGGTTGTCAGGCGCGGACGGGAGTGGGTCAGGCACCTTCGCCAAACCTGCGAACGTTCCCTCATCGACCCGGATGTCTGGCATCGATATCAACCCGCTGTCGTGGAGTGGTGGTTGAATGACGCGCTGCCGCTGATCTATGAGTATCGCAATCCGGAGTGGGATGATTTCGAGGCTTTCTCCCAGCAGGAGATGATCGCCTGGCGAGATTTCCCTGCAAATCGGGCACTGTCATTCCCGCTGATCTTTGACGGCATGGAAACAGTCACTCGGTACCGCGACGAGATTCGCGAATCTTCTGGGATACCAGAATTAGATAAGAACGCGATACAAACTCGCCTCGATCCCCTATGAATGACATTCGGAATCTAGAAAACTGGGCGATTGACACGATCGCTGAGAATAAAAAGCTCGGGCATCTCAAGATGAAGGCTGGTTACGGCCTCATCGATGCCCTAGAAACTCTCTACATGCAATGGCAGACGAAGAGAACTAAACGTGTCCAAACTGAATATATGAAGTGGAGGGTGCGTCTTCACCGTAAGTGGAACGCCGACCACGACTTTCTGCATGAACTCGATGATAATTTTAAGATCGGGTTAAATGATGACACAATAGGTAAAACACTCTGGGATGTTCCACCTGAAGACTCCGTCAATCTCTCGAATGGATACAACTGGCGCCGCGACTCCGGATACGCACTTCGGGGAGGATCGCGAGATCGAACCAGTCCTTCGGATTTGGTGGAGTGAGCACGTAGATCAGTTCAGGTGGGTGCTCACTTTTAGCGCTTCCGAGTACAAAGTTTTTCATGGCAACGCTCTGACCTTAGAACAGGCAATGAGTGACGTTGAGCATTGTCGTAAAATCTACGAATCAAGGGACAGTTTTCTAACTGTCTACTGAGGCACCTAGACCGTCCCTTGGCGTAGTATGATATTTCTGTACAACGCAAGCACAGATGGACTACCGCGACCTCGCTGTGGATCGTATTCACTACCTTGTGGAACGAGCGCAGGACCTGTACTATGATGAGATGTACGAAGAAGGCGATCTCCTAATGGAGCAAGCCTGCGAGATCGCTGACGAACTTCGTGATACTTTACAACCAGCCCTCGCCTGATATAATAGATGCGAACAAAAACTTATCAGATGGTAACGTCTATGAACTTGAATGAGCAAGGTTATCCTGTACTCAACAACGATCTCCATAAAAAGCTCTTCGGTTCCGCCAGCCGCCCCGTACCTAAGAGCTTCATGCTCGAACGGTCGAGGCGGCTTCTTAGTAGGTTTGACATCCCCGTGCCGGTAGACTATCCGGATGGGATGTATGATGGTGACTTGCCATTTCCTGAACTAATTGGTGGAAACATTGAGTCTCACTTTGAGGCTATGGCTGGGGAGTTCGTCGATGACTATAAGTCATACGCTGACCAATTCTCCACCGCAAAACTTCCAAAGATCCCTGGCTACGATGATTTCATCTTTCAGCCTGGGTGGACTCGCTATACGTTCGTAAACAACAAGTGGGTCACTGAGAAAGTCCCGTATCCTCTCGAAAAAGCATTCACGTTCGATACGGAGACCTTCGTTACTGGAGGCGCATTCCCGGTTATTGGCACTGCCTTGTCGGAGGAAGCATCGTACATTTGGCTAGCCGCCGAGATGTGTGATCCCTCTCTGCCTGTCGATGAATGGACTCAACATGACCTTATCCCACTTGGTGATGGGAACTTCATTGTCGGTCATAACATTTCCTATGACCGCGTTCGCGCTCGTGACGGCTACACGCTTGATAAAACGGAGCCTGAGAATTTCTACTTCGACACGCTCTCGGCGCACATTGCTGTCTCGGGTCTTGCGTCGGGTCAACGGTGGCTTTACGTCCTTGCCGGGAAGGATCCAGACTCCCTCACGGAGGAGGAAAAGAAGAAGCTCCGCTTCCGTCCACGATGGGCAACCGAGGGTGCGACAAACTCCCTAGTGAATGTGTATAACTTCCACGTCGCGGCCGTGCGTGAGTACTTTGGCGAGGAAGTCCACTTCATGGAGGATGCTGATAAGGACATCCGGGATGTGTTCGTGAAGGCAACCGAGATGCATCAGTTGGCTAATCGCCGTGATCTTCTCGAGTACGCAATGCTTGACGCCTTCTACACATCCGAGTTGTTCCAGGCTCTGTGGCGTAAGTACCTCGAGTCAACTCCTTCGAAGGTAGCACTCGCGGGCCACATGTTCCTCAATGGATCACGTATTCCTGTCTCCACGGATTGGCCGCAATGGATCGATCAGGTGGAGAAAGTCTTCGCGAAGTACAACCGTGAGATGTCTGACATCTGTCACGAGTTGATTCAGAAGTACGTGGATGAATGGCGTGTAGAGCTCGAGAAGGATATTGCCGCCGTACAATCTGCACTGGATGGCGAAGACCGAGCTGACATCATCGCCGCAGCCGGACTCGAGAAGAAGAAAGTCGTGAAGATCACTGACGTTCTCAAAGGTCTGGATAAGAACGCGGTGTTTAATTGGACTCATCACGCTGATGCCTGGGTTCGGAAGGATCCATGGATGAGCCAACTTGATTGGACTCCACGTGGATATGCCGGGAAGTATGCCTACATGCCAAAGTGGGCGAGTAAGTATCTGGCGGATACTTCAGAGCGGATCACGACCAAAGCCCAGGTCTCTCACCTTCTGCTTAAGCTGAAGTGGGAAGACACACCGATTCAACTCACAAAGAGCAAGGGCTGGTGCTTCCGCACCGAGGAAGGAAAGCTGGAGAAGATTCCGCACCCGAAAGGCAATGGCGACAATGTTGGTATTCTCCTGTCGAAAGACTTTCTAGTCGATATGGAGAATGGTCGTCTGAGCAGTGACCTTCCCGAGGCGCGAAGGGCGCTTGATATTGCAAATGCCACATCGTATTGGACGTCAGTGCGTAAGCGTGTTCATGACCGAATCTTCATGGATGTGGAAAATCCGTACGGGAAGAGTTGGTATATGATGATGCCGGAGATCATCGCTCACGGCACGGTGACTCGCCGAACTGTGGAGAGCCTGATGGTTACGATGTGTTCTACCAAGAAGCATCGGATTGGCACCGAGCTTAAGACTCGTATTCAGTGCCCTCCTGGCTGGAAGATCGTTGGTGCTGACTTCGACGGTCAGGAACTTCAGATCGCTAGCATCTACGCGGATGCCTGGGAGGGAGGATTCATCGGTGCATCGCCAATGGCTCACACGGTGCTGTCCGGATCGAAGGAAAAGGGAACGGATGCCCACACCAAGCTCGCTAAGGCAATTAACACCAACCGTGATGTTGCTAAGGGCGTGGGCTTCGCAATGCTATACGGCGCGGGTGTTCGCACCATCGCTAATACCATCAAGAAGACTTACAAGGACCGGTCCGCAGCTGAACTCCGTCAGTTCGGTAACCGAGCGCTCTCATTCAAGAAGGGTCAGAAGACTCCCGATGGTCACTATGAGGGAGGGAGTGACAGCGGCTGCTATAACTACATGGAAGGTATCGCCCTTCGCACGAAGATTCCTACGCTTCCCTGTCTCGGAACCAAGATCTCAACTGCACTCCGCCCTGCGGCAGTAGGCGATGACTTCCACACCGGTCGGATCAACTGGACTATTCAATCGTCCGGCGCTGAGATGCTTGCCGTGATCCTTACCGCCTCACATTGGTTGGCTCGTAGGTTCAAGATTCCCGCTCAGTTCATCCTCTCGATTCACGACGAGACATGGTTCATGGTCCCGGAGAAGTACGCTGAGAGCTTTGCTGTATTATTCCAGATGGCTCACCTCTACTCCTGGGCACGCTTCCAAGCAAGCGTAAAGATGAATGATGTGCCGCTAAGCCGGGCATTCTTCTCTTCCGTGGCAATCGATGATCGGCTTCGTAAATCAGTTCGAGAGTGTACTGTGACACCCTCAAATCCCGAGGGTGCCGATGAACCCGACGGCAATGAGTATTCGATGGCTCAAATGGCGGAGCTCGGGTGGGTGAAGAAGCTTAAGACTCGAGCGGATATGGTTGCGAAGGGGTTGCTTTGACTAAACTCGAACGTGCCATCGACGCCCTATATCGTGGAAGATGCAACCTTATTCAAGCATGCTCGTTAGCCGAAGTCGATCAGGAAACGATGAAAAAGTTCTTGCTTGACAAAGTTCAGTGCACGCCGTCACACCCGCTCCAACTCTCTCTCGACCTAAGGAACTCTGACCAATGAGCAAGAAAAAGGCACAATTTTACAATCTAACGCTTCTGGCTAATAATAGACCGTACGTCTCGATCACTTTCTTCGATCACAAGGAGCGCCGAATGCTAAGCTCTGTTGATGTTGTTCTCAACCTCGACTACCATGACGACGCAACCATCGGATCCTTTGTCACCTCTCGTTAATCAACATGTCAATGCTAATCATCGTTTCTGGTCCAGACCGAGTTGGTAAGTCAACTCTCATTGATTCCATGGCTCAGGAGCTAGGAGTGGACAATACGTTCGTAGCTCACCACGGTCCTCCGCCAAAGCATAACGACAATATCTTTGACATGTACCGGGACACTCTTCAGGACTGGAGGTGGTCTAAGAAACCTTATGCGATCTTCGATAGGGCATACCCATGCAGCTATATTCTTGAGCAGCACCGCCGCCACAATGCCGGACATTTCGAGGACATCATTGACCTGGAGATCGAGACATCCGAGGCTGTGGACTCTGTGGTTCACCTTGGCGTCTTTCGCCCATGGTATTGGTCAGCTCCCCTGCACCTTGAGGAGATCCGAGAGGAGGAGCCTGGCGCCGCTCTATGGTACATCCGCGACCAGTACATCGCACGCATGCAGGAGCACGAGATCTATACTCAGCAGCTCCTTAACTTCTACGAGAACATTACGATGTTCCCGAACTATCAGATCCACAATCAAGATACCAATGGACGGGCGGCACTTGCCAACTGTCGCGAAGCTCTACGTAAATCCTGATGCCATTTCCTATGCCACGCGATCCTAACTTCATGCTTGAATACTGTCGAGAGTGGGTGGATGACGCCAACTATCGATATGATCACGGAATGCGATCGATGGCACAGGAAAGTATACGAACGGCGGCACAACTATATGTTCAGTTGCCGCCGGGATTTTCTGATTTAGAGTTTGAAAAGTATTACGAGGAAACACTCAAGAAGGTTTACGGATGAGACTACAAAGTTTGGAAGCAAAAACACAGCTTGGTCACGTTCTTCATGCCGGTGATTACGCGATTAAGCATGATAATTGGGACTATATCTACAGCGAGTATCTCTATGAAATCATGACTAACGGCGAGAAGTTCGTCGGTAGGAATGGCGAGACTCGCGCGCTCTTCGGTTGTTCAGCGAAGGTTGATCTTCGTGTTGGATTCCCGCTCACCCGCCTTCGGAAGATGCCATGGATGAATATCCTTCGGGAACTAAAGTTTGACATCGGGTTCAACACCAACGTCGAAGCTCTTGGTCCCGCTAAGCACTTCTGGGATTTTCTCGCCGATGAGAACGGTGAGCTGGGTGCCTCCGCTTACTGTCGGCAGTGGCGCCAGTGGCCACCATCATCACCGGGATACGAGATGCCTAACGAGCGACTCGTTACTGACAGGTCTATCGATCAGCTCAAAGATGTGATCGTCAAACTCATTGAGCAACCTAACACCCGTCAAGGCACTGTCATCACTCACAATCCGACTGCGATCGATCCAGCGTGCCCACCCTGTCACATTGCGATGCAGTTTGCCCCATCGGTGGATGGCTGGTTGGATCTGATGGTGCCCGCCCGGTCTAACGATATGGTTGTCGGGTTCCCGCTGGATATTGCCCGCTACGCCTTGATTCTCAAGATTGTAGCGATGAGAAGCGGTAAGGCTGCTCGTTTCGTGTACATGCCAAGCGCTAACTCGCATATCTACCAAAATTGCTATGATATTGTCGATGAGATGCTTGACCGAGAGCCTAAGCCTGAGTGTCAAGTTCGCCTCACCCGTTGCCCTGGAAGCCTCTCAGATGTAAATCTTGAGGACTTTGAGCTAACTGATTACGACCCGCATCCCGCGATTAAGATCGCAGTTAACTAACGGGGTAAAAAATTACGATAGAGGTAACTCGAAACACACTTTCATGGAAGAAACACCTAAACCCGGCGTTCGTGTCATGCGAAAGTCTCCTGAGGAAATGGCTCAGGGTGCTGCAATTCAAACGCAAAACTCTTTCGAAGACGCTGACTCCACATTCTTCACGACTCTCTCGAATGGCCGCGATGTCATTCTCCGAGAGATGACAGCGAGCGATCTGCTTTTCATCGAGAAGCTAAACACCGCCGGAGATATGGAGCGTTCGCTAAAACTCGTCGCTCGGCTCTCCACAGGGTCAGGCAAGATCACCTACGATGAGTTGCAAAAACTCAAGATGAAGGATCTTCGCAAGGTGACTGAATTGCTCGGTAAAGCCGGCGGCACTGACGAGGACGAGGACCCAAACGACTGATAGTCGTCCCGCGAGAGGACTTCTCCTATGAGGTCACTCTCGCGAATGGAACGACTCTTATAATTCGTGAGATCATCCCGAAGGATTTCTATTTCTTCAACCTGATCGAAAACGATTTCCCCGACATCACCACAAACCACCTTGTGTTGCTTGTGATCATGCGATTGAGCGGCATGACCGAGCAGGATCTAGAAACGATCCCTTCGAGATATGTAGCCCCGCTCGGACAGTGGATGGCGAAGAACGTTCTCGAAGAGAAGGTGATGAAAGTGGAGCAATGGCTCGAGATGGCATTTCACTTTTGTAAGCAAAGGTGGGATGCATCCATCGATTGGTTGGAACAACAACCGGTCTCTAAAATACTTCTCATGGCAAGGATTCTCTCCGACTTTGTCGAGAAACAAAAAGAGGAGACGAAACGAGCAGCACGGAGGAAAAAGTGACCTTTAAGTTCAAAGGTTCCGTCCAACTTTTTAACGAGAACTGGTGGGCATCTTCAAAGAGCCCTATCGCTGATGTCCTTCAGCAGGATAATGAGGAAGCCTGGTCGAGAGAAAGAGATCCGCAGACGGGTCAGGGCTGGAAACCTCGGAAGCAACCCACCGGTGGGTGGCCCATCCTCAGGAAGAGCGGTAAGATGCAGGATATGGTGAAGATCCGTGCCGTTGGCGCGGGAGTCTTCTCCACTAAAACGACGTCGTATGGTCCGTTCCATATGACCGGAACAAGTCGAATGGCGGCTCGCCCTTGGCTTGGTGTTCCGCAATCATCGATGCCGAAGATGACGATGGTCGCTAAAAAGGCAATTCTCAAGGGCAAGACCCTTCGCTTTTAATGGCAGGAAAAGTACGCGTCTGGCAAACAGGCGACAGTTGGAATAAGCTCGCTTACGCATATTACGGCGATTCGCGAGAGTTTCGGCGCCTCATCGACCTGAATCCCGGGTTTGATATTCGAACGAATCCGGCTTCCACGGTTCCAGTGTTTATCACAGGGCCTGACGGGATCCTGGGTAAAACCGGCTCGAGCGACGCAGCGGGATCCCCGGGAACTCTCAATCAACTGAGCACTGCTCTGAATCTTTCAGGTGGATCCAACCCAAATCCCGAACAACAGGACATTGCGACCGCTATCTTCCCATGGACAAGTTTGCCCGAGTACGCTGAGAGACTCTCAGAATACACGGCTTATGCGATCCTCGAGAAGGACAGAATGAACGGGTACGGCTTAGACTCGCCACAAGCGAAAGCCGATACTCAGCGTGGTTGAGAGACCTCCACGGAGACCACGGTGGGACAGTCCGAAGCCCTCAGCTCTCTCAACATCTAAAGAAGGAGTTAAACTCTAAATGGCTACTATTTCCCTTGGAGGCGCCCGCGGCGGCGCGCCGGGAACATTTATCTATGAGTCAGCGATCGCGTCTCGCGCGTCTGTCGCCAGCTTCAACACGATCTACATGGTTGTTGAGGCACCTCAAGAGACATCTGTTGCCCGTTTCCCATATAACCGCCCCATCTTCGTGGGCAGTCTCAACGACTACGTGAACCTAATCGGTACCATTCCTGCTGGTGGTGCTGAGCTTGATTCATATTTTGGCGTTAAGGCTTTCTTCCAGCAGTGCACTGTCGGCGACCTTCGTGTTGTTCGCGTTGGCACTCCTTCCAATATTGTCCAGGTCGCTTTCGATCCGAGCGCCAATAAGGACAATGGCGTGGCTGCTCCTAGCCAACTGAGCAAAGGCGATCAAGTCTACATCAAGCTCGTCATCAATGGCATCCAGCTTGGTGTTAAGAACAGCGCTGGTGCATGGCTTGGTGTGCCCGTCATCATCCCTGTTGACTACGTATCCGGCAACACCACTAACAATCTCGAGATCTCTGGCGCTATTCGCGACGCTGTGCGCGACGCCATCGAGGCTAACAGCGACATTTCCGCTAGCGTTTACGTGCGCTATGAGGGTGAAGGCACCTCCGGCTGCAGTGACTGTGCATTCCTGTACCTGACAGGTCGCGTATTCAATGCCCCTGTGGAAGTTGTCAACTCCAACGAAGTCACTGGCGCTCAGTTCATTCTGGCTGCTGCCGGTTATTCGATCGAGAACATCTCCGAATCCGACGAGACCGTTTACGACTGGATCCAGTGCGTTCGCACCGCATTCGAAGATCCCCGTCTTCCTCAGGGATACCTGATTGCTCCCGCTGGCTTCGGTAAGTTCAGCCAGTCTGAGCGCGTGAACCTCGGTCAGTCGATGGAGGAAGTGTGCTCGGATCAGAACCACAAGTGGATGGCTCTGGTTGATTGCGGTCCGTTTGACGTGACCGATATCACCACATATAGCCAGTTCACCCCTGCTAATCCTTCAAATGGATTCTCAGAAGGCGGACTCTACCTTGTGGATAACGTGATCTATGAGTGGACTGATAACAATCCACTTAGCTTCACATCTGCTAACTATGACGCCGCAAGCGCTCTCAACTCGGTGAATGCGTCTCTGGCTGACGGATCACGCCGCGCGCTCAAGGATGATCAACTGGTCTCCTGCAACTCGGGCGTCAATACCGGCACCGATGTGGTGACACTGGCTAGTGATTGGCCTGTTAGCGCACTTCCCTCGGGAACTCTGGTTAGTGTTGAGCTGTTCCAAAACACTCCGCTGCCAACCGCTCCTCTTTACACTGACGTTGCCACTGGCGTAACTAACGAGCCTCTGATTGGTTCGTTCTACGTGATCGCTAGCGACATCGACGGAACTCTCGCTGCCAATCAGATCCGTCTGGCTACAAGCAGCACCCGCGCAGCTATCAATCAAGCTGTGAACTTCACCACCGCTGGTACTCCCCAAGGTGGCGGACTTCTGGTTCTGTCCTACGCCGATCCCGCTTGGGAATTCGAGGTGGAAATCAAGGGCAAGATCAGCAGCCTGATCGAAGCCAATGGTGGCGTGAATGCGGTGTCCTTCAACACCCTGCACCTGCCTGGCACGCTGCAATCTCCCACCACCCAGCATGACTTCAAGGGTCTGGTTCGTCAGCTGACTGATCCTTCCCAATCGATTGTCAAGGGCGGTCTGACTCTGCAGTACTTCAATGCTGCCGACGTCAACACTGGTACCAACGCCATCACTGTGATCGGTCACGGTTACAACACTGGCGATGCTATCAACTACTATCTGCTTCCTTCCGACGGTGCTGCCGCTCCGGGCACTCTGGCTAGCGGAACTCAGTACTTCGTCATCAAAGTTGACGACAACACCATTCAGCTGGCTTCGTCTCTCGCCAACGCTAACGCTGGCACTGAGCTGACAATCGGAACCGCTGGTACTGACTCCTCGACTGTCAAGAATCCTCAGGGTGGTGCTGCTCAGTCGGTACTGACAACTGGTGGTGATTGCCTGGTCTTCTCCTCGGCTCACGGTGTGGCCACCGCTGATAAGATCTACTTTGACGGTAGCATTGTCACCGCATCTTCCACCGTATTTAGCGGAACTTCTGCAACTGCAACCTCCGCTTTCTACGCCCAGCAGGTTGACCTCAACTTCTTCCGCCTCGCTCGTTCGTCTTCGGACCTGGCTTCCAACGCTTTCGTTGACTTCCCCAGCTCCGCTATCACCACTTCAACTGCTCGCCGCTTCTATAAGAAGTATAGCGTGGCTGTCGATGGTGGTCAGTACAGCGACTCCGGTCTGATCCGTTACATTCGCGGTCGTAAGTACCAGCTGGATGTGACTCTGGCTAATGCCGCTGTGAAGGACGAAGCTGGCGTAAGCATTGCATCAGGTTCTAACGATCCTTACGGCGTTGCTTACACCGACGACATCAGCTCCGACCTGCGACTGTCTTACAGCGCTGCTCCTGTTGGTGTTCCCGTGTGGCAAGTTGCCTCAGGCGACATCACCGCCCTGTCGGATGAGATCGCTATCTCCAGCCACGGTTATCTGACTGGCGATGAGGTGGTGATCAACACCGCAACTGGCGCTGTTCTCGCACCTGGTCTCTCGGATAACACAGTCTACTACGTGATCGCTCTCACCGCGAACACGCTGCAGTTGGCTGAAACCGCCGCCGATGCTGTTGCTGCAAACCCGGTCGACATCACCGGTACCGGCACCAATAACGGCGCAGGCGTGGAGTTCACTCTGACCTCTACTTCCAGCCCGTACACCTGGCAGTATACCGAGGACGCTGACGCTTATCCTCTGAATCCTGCACAGGACTTCTCCGGCGAGAACAACTTCTACTGTGTGCCTCTGAGCGCCGGTGCCCAGGCTAACAATGCCCGCGGTGCTTACGCTCACCCAGTCCTGCAAGTTGGTCAAGCTTACACCACCCTGTATGCTGGCTTCACCGAGATCGAGTACATCGAGCCCTCAGGCGACACTCCGACCACTTTGTGGAACTTCGACGCTATCACCTCCGGTGATCTTGTGAGCGAAGCACTCCGCGGTGTGAATAACGCTGGTATCCCTCAGATGGTTGCCATCGAGAAGGGTATCGATAGCCATGCTCGCCTCTTCGCCGAGTCACAGTTCTACAGCACAACCCAAGGATTCCTGGCTTACTACGCTCCTTACATCAGAAATGATGCAGGAGTCTTCACTCAGCCTACTCCTTACGTTGCTGGTCTTGCTATTCGTCGCTATCGCGATGAGGCTGGTGGATTCAAGCTTCCTCCGGCTGGAGCTAAGTATAGCCTCGCTGGTGCTCGCGGTTGCGAAATCGCCATCACAAGCGCTCAGCAGGAAGTCAGCACTCCTCAGGGTCTGAACGCTCTGCGTCAGCTTCCTGGCTACAGCAGCACTGATCCCGACACCGGTGAGACCTACGGTCCCGTGTTCGTGTGGGGTTCACGTACTCGCGTCAATCGCGGAAATTCCGAGCAGGCTCTGTACCAGTTCGTGAACACCCGTGTGATCCTGAACGTGATCTTCGGTACGCTGCGTAGCGCCTTCGATGGTCAGATCTTCGATGTTATCGATGGTCGCGCAGTTACCTTCAACCAGATCCGTGCAATCGCCTACAACACCCTGTACGAGAGCTTCTACGTCCCCGGTGCACTGTTCGGTTCTACTCCGGCTGAAGCCTTCGAGGTTGTTGTCGACGAGCGTAACAACCCGCCGGGTGCTCTGGAGAACGGCTTCATCAACGTGAAGGTGTTCGTGGTTCCAGTTCCAACTCTCGAGCGTATCGAAGTGGATCTCATCCGCGTTGGTATTGGTGGAATCCAGGACGCCCTCCAAGCTTCCGGAATCTTCTGATAGTTACGGCGATCAAACATGGCCAAAAAACGCCTGGCATTCGATGTCGAGGAAGATCTTCATTCCCGTCTAAAACAATTGGCTGCAGAGCAGGGAGTCCTTCTTGGGGCTTTCTGCTCCAGCCTTATCGAAACTGGACTGGAAGTGAATGGTTTAACCAGCACTTCCGTTGAAATCGATCCCAGCTCATACGCTAACCTTCCGCTCGACGCGTTACGCACGGAAGCTAATAGGATCTCAACCGCAAGACCAAAGAACTGGGAGACAGCGGTTAGGCGCATTAACGCAGAAATTGTCAAAAGGTACGTCGCTCGATGACCAGCGTTCGCGGGCTTCTTTATCCGCTACAGGTTAGCAACGGTCAATTAGTGCTAGCCGAAGATGAGGCGATTGTTGAGCAACAGATAATTTCAGTGCTCGAGACACGACCATTTGAGCGCATCATGCGGGCTGATTACGGATTGCCCGATAATATCTTTGAGACAATGAATCCCGCCGCTATCGACTCTAAGATATCCGAAGCGATTTTAGAGCAAGTCGGCGGCATTGATGATCTATCCGTCAAAGGATCTTGGACGGGTGGGGATAACGGCATCTATGCCGTGAACATTTTGTATTCGGTGCGGGGAACACTTCAACCTCCGCTTTCACTCTCCCTGGTGGTCTGATGGCAAAGAGATTCGATATTCCGCCAATTCCCAAGGGGGATATTGCTCAATACGCGACAAACCCGTACGCAAGACAGACGATCTACGGATACTATCCGGGACTCTTTAACGACCAGTCACCGAATAATCTTGTAGTTCGTCCGAACGATGACCTCCTAATCCAAAAGGGCGGCATCTCGGCCCTCATCGTTTATCAGCGTCTGCTGTTTGATCCAAACGTTCAAGCAGCTTGGATGAAGGTGATCCAGGAAATTACATCGCGTGACTTAGTTGTTGATCCCGCTTCCGATCTTGCTGGCGATATTGCGATAAAGGATTTCGTTGAAGAACAACTAAAAGATCTCCCCATGGATGAGATCTTCCGCGCGATGCTTGAGGCATACATCGTCGGATTCTCAGTTGGTGAGATCATGTGGCGCCGCACGCCGGCCGGTGTGAAGGCTTACGATGTGCGACCAAGAGACCCTCGGCGCTTTCTCTTCGCGGTAGACGAGAAGGCGGACATGGGCTTCTCGATGAAGATGGTGACGTACGCCAACACTCTCGTCGGTGAGGACCTTCCCGCTCGTAAGTTTATTGTGTTCCGTTACTGGACACAGTCCAACGGTGACCCGTACGGTTGTGGATTAGGCCGGACACTCTACCCGATCGTTAAGTTTAAGCGCCGTGCGCTTGAGTCGCAGTTGCTTTATAGCGACCGCTACGCTAATCCCACGGCAGTCGCCAAAGCTCCACTTGCGGCAACAACGCAAGAAATTGACACTCTCTACAATCACCTCGTCAATCTCTCTCAGGAAACCGCACTCATCCTCCCAGAGGGATATGACCTTGAGTTCGTGAATCCCCAGGGATCACCTGACACATTCACTCAATTGCGTGAGTCACTGATCCGCGAAATCAATATGCTTATTTCCGGCGAAGATGAAACCGGAAATGCCGACGCGGGATCTCGTGCATCCTCTGAAGTTGCTCTTCAAGTTCGAGAAGTGCGGGCAAAAGAACTTGCCGAACTACTCTGTGAGACATTAAACGAAACTCTTGTCCGCTGGATCGTTGATCTAAACTACGGCACGAATGTTGTCGCTCCTAAGGTGAGACGTGACTTCCGAGTCGAGGAAGGTAGCAAACTCACGATGAGTGACGTAAGTATTCTCATCTCTCAAGTAGGATATCGTCCGACCAAAGAGTGGATCGAGACAACATACAAAGTGGAGCTCGAAGAGGGTGAGGAGGTTCAGCCTGGAGCTGAAATGGCAGTGCCAACTGAGGAAGTAGCACCAGAGGCAGAAGCAGCAAGCGAGGAGATGACTGATGAAGATCTTGATGCTGAGATTGCGGAACTCGAAGGTCAATTAGAATCAACTCCCCCCGAAGAGGAAGACGATGATGCTGAATTAGATGAACTACTTTCTGATTTAGAACAATCGCCGACTGCTGAGGCTGAGACCGAAGACGAACAGCTCAGAAAAATAATTGATGAACTTTGACCTACAACCGGGTAAAACCTTAGGGGCTTCCCAGCTTGATTAAAATGATTAAGGAAGTACACATTTTTAAGGCTGGGAAACAAACCTCAGCCCAGGGCATCACGAGAGAATTCACTAAAAACGATCTTCAGCAAATCGTGGATTCCTACCGACCTGAAGTTCATGAGGCGCCAATCCGCATCGGTCATGAAGACAACGATAAAGTTCCTTCATGGGGGTGGGTCAAGGGAGTCAAAGTGAAAGGCGATGAGCTCTTCGCGGAGATTGATTTCTCTCCGCTAGCAGAGGAGTACATCAAGAATGGTCTCTACAAAAAAGTTAGCGCATCGTTCTACTCTCCTGACTCAAAAATCAATCCGGAGCCGGGCAAGTGGTCGCTCCGTCACGTTGCTCTATTAGGAGCCCAACCACCTGCAGTTAAAGGACTAAAAGGCTTCGCCTACGAAGAGAACTCTGACGGAGTCCTTGACTTCGCAGTAACTCTCACTCCTGATCAAGTGTTCGATGAGGAGCTTGGTCCCACTCTCAAGCGTGATCTTGGTCCGCTTGAGATCCTTAAAGAAAAACTCGATGAGGCACGCTCTCAGATGATCGAAGAAGAAAAGGGCGCTGAGCAACAGCTCGAAGCTCCCCAAATTGAAGAAGTAACCGCCGAAGAGGAACAATTCGGCGAAGGCAAAGTGTCCCACATGGGCATGATGGCCAAGACTTCTAAAAAGTCAATGTCCGGTGGCAAGATGGGCCACGAGGGTGATGACGAGGATGAGGAGGATGAGGATTCCGTAAAGTCTGCCGAAATGGAAGGCAAGAATCTCCCCGAGCCTCTGAAGAAGCAAGCCGCCAAAAAGATGGCTAAGTCTAAAGGTATTTCCGAAGACGAGGCTATGGGCGAGAAGGACATGAACTACATGTCTTGCGGATCTAAAGGCAAGAAAATGAACTACGAAGAAACTGATTCCACCGAGCACGGTGAAGCTACCGCCGAGCACGACGGAAAGGTCAAGGGTCTGAAGGCTCCCGCTCCAAAGGGAATGTCTGATATGTCTCCTGAGACTGTCGACGGTGAAGGTCCCGAGGCTTCTAAAGTCAAGAAGAATCCAAAGTCGGGCGCTTGTGATCCCGAGTGCGAGGATGATGACAAGAAGTACGAAGAGCCTACTTTCGAAGCCAACAAGAAGAAGCGCGGTACCGATCACCTGAACGCTTCCGATGTCGGAGCCAAGGAAACCGAAGGCGGTCCTGGCGGGCTCGTTCGTACTCGTTCCACCTCAAAGGGCATCAACCTCGGTTACGAGGAAGCCGACGAGGAGGACCTCGAGGATGATGATGAGCAGCATGTCGAGACCGACAACAACAAGTACGTCGATAAGGCCACTGAGCCCAAGCGCGGTAAGGATGGTCTGAAGGGACGTAAGGCTCAAGATCCTTACAACGACCAGTCAGGTCGTGGCGAACTCGGCAAAGCCGGAGTCGAAGGCGAAACTGACCGTGGCATGAAGGGAACTGCCCCTGAGATCAAGGGATTCCCCAACGGTAAGGGTCAGGATTCTGCCAAGGGTGGCGACGGCGGCGAGATGTCCAAGAACTACGAGGACTCCTACAAGGGTCAATCCTCTGGTCAGGATGAGGACCGCAAGATGACCGGCAAGCATGCTGAGATTCAGGGCTATCCCGGTAAGTACATGACTCTCGGGTCACCCAAGGGTGGCGGCAAGCAGATCAAGGGCGGTAAAGTCCGCGTGATGGAGATCAACCACTCCGAGAGCGATCCTATCGCCCAGATGATGGCACGTCTCGAGGAGCTGGAAGCCGCTAACGCTCGTCTTCGTGAGCAGGCCGAGTACGCTGAGCGTCAAGCAAATCGTATGCGTCTCGAGCAATTTGCTGAGGGACTGTACGAGTCAGGCAAACTTACCGATGCGATCGTCGCTCAAGACGATCTGGTTGAGTATCTCGAGGGACTCGAGTATGGCACTCTGGAGTTTGCTGAGGGTGAAACCGCAGCTACTCCGCTGATGAAGATCCTGGAGGGTCTGCCTTCTCAAGTATGCTACTCCGAAGTAGCTGGTGGCGAGCCTGTCGTTCGTGAAGAGGACCTTAATCCTCACGAGCGTGCAGTGAAACTCTCCAAAGAGGAGAACATCGACTACACCGAAGCCCTGAAGCAAGTTCTCTTCTCCGCCTGATCCTGTGGAACTTCTGACCTTCATCGGTCAGGCGGCTAGGCGCAAAAGCGATTATATCGAACGCGCCGAGAATCTGGCCGATTCAGCCAAGACCCTCGAAAAACTCGAGGAAGAGATGAGCGGGAGAGCCCAAGCACTCTCCCGTAAACTCGCAAACACCAAGATCACCCTCGCTGAATTTAAGCGTGCAGCGGCGGAGGACACTTTAATCTCGTCCCTCGCCGCAACTCACCTCGGACGTGGCAAACGAACGGAATTATCCGACGCAGCTTACGCCGAGGCAATGGGTCAGATGCAGTATCTTTGGAGGTTCTTCGAAGATATTGAGAAAGCTTTGTCCGAGGGTAAAATTGAGTACGGTAAGGTAGATTTCGCCACAGCGGACGAGATCGAAGACGATATCCTTGGGATCATTCCAGAGGACAGTCTCGATGCCAAACCGGGCAAGTCAATTCCAGCGAGTTGGTCCGGGGTTCAAACAAGATTAGACCGGTATCTTGTCACCCCGGCTTACCGTTGGTTCAACGCGGGAGAGATGGCCCGCCGTCAAGAATTAGGCGCAAGCGAGATGCGACGCATCGCCAGACGAGATAAGCGAGTCTGTCGTGATTGCCTCGACTATGACGCCGCGGGATGGCAACCAATTGGTGGCCTCCCCGTACCAGGAACCCGTTGCAGGTGCCTAGATCGCTGTAGGTGCCGCTTAGAATATCGGTAACGGGTAAATCAGTTACAAGAACGCTTCAATCTCGAAGCGATTGAATTCCATTAGCTCTATACAAAATGGCAGCTCCTGTATACGGCAAGCAGTACATCCGCTTCGCCGAAACCTTCCGTGTCGCTGAAGGCACCGTCGTAAACCAGTTCCGCGTCGTTGAACTGACTGGCGCCCCTGGAGATCATCCTCCCCTGCTCGTTGAGCAGTCCAATGGTGGTGCCGCCATCGGCGTGGCTCAGTACACCGTGAACGATAACGTGCCTCCTACCGGTTTCGCTACCGATGAAGTGCGTCTTCTGACCGTGGCTACTTCCGGCCTCCTGCTGGTTGACGCCGACGGCACTCTGGGCACCAATGACATCGGTACCGCTCTGGAAGTGATTGCCGGTGGTATCGCTTCTGACGCCGGCACTGTCGGCTCCACCGCTGTGACCGTGAACGGCACCACTCCGATCATTCGTGACGTGCTGAACATTGGCGGTGAGCAATATGCTCTCGTGAGCTTCAGCTGATCTAATCTTATACGTAAACTTCGATCTTGGCTTCGGTCACTTCCGTGTAAGTCCAAGATCGTCTCTAACCTTCTGCAGAAGGAGACTTAAAGTCCATGATGAATCTAAGGGACACCTACGGTGGTGTCGATCCTATTCTGACTACACTGGCTCAGGGCTTCATGCTGCCCGAGACCAGCATTGCTAACTTCATCGCTCCCGTGGTGGACACCCCCACTCGGGCTGGTAAGATCCTGCGCTTCGGCAAGGAAGCTTTTGCTATCCAAGACTATCGTCGCGCATACGGATCCAACATTCCTGCTGTTCAGAGCCGCTTCGATACCGACGCTTACGCTCTGCAACAAGAAGTGATCGCTTGGGAACTTCCCGAAGAAGTGATCGAGAACGCTGGTGAAGGTCCTGCTCAGGTTGATCTGCGTGCTATTGAGACACGCAACGCCATGAGCCGCCTGATGAACAGCTATGAGGTGAACGTTGCTGACGCTGTGAGCACCGTCGCCAACTACGAAGCTGTGAGCGCCACGAGCCTGGGTCTTGGCTACGCTGACTGGACCGCTTATGCTGCCGATGCTACTGCTCTCGGTATCGCTGACGGTGGCAACCCTTGGGGCACCCCTACCAACAACCCGATCGTTGACGTTCTGAACTGGAAGCGTGCCGTTTCCAACCAGATCGGTATTCGTCCCAATAGCGCTGTTATCGGTACTGCCGTATTCGATAGCCTGCTGACCAACCCTGCAATCCTGGAGCGTATCCAGTTCACCACCGCCGACTCGATCGACGTGGATGTGCTGGCACGTTACTTCGGTCTTGAGCGCGGTATCCGCGTGGCTGAGGGTCGTAGACTGGCTGACAATGGCGAACTGCTGCCCGTGTTCCCTGAGAACGGTGTGCTGCTGTTCTACAGCCCGCTGTCTGCTTCTGACTCGGTGATGCCTGCCGGTGGCGCTAATGCTGCTACACCTGCCTTCGCTTACACCTACCAGCTGACCGGCACTCCTGCTGTACGTCCTGAGTACTACATCCGTGAGCGTCGTGTGGTCCGTGCTGAGATCACCGTTGAGCGCGTGATCAATATCACTGGTCTGGGTGCTACTGGTGCTTTCGGTTCTGGCTTCTACATCGACGACGTATTCGCCTGATCCTTCTTAAATCTTTTTCTTAAGGAGGACCTCCGATGCCTGTTATCACACCAATCCCAAAGTCAGCGTTTATCGTTACCATCTCTGGAATGGAAACGATTTGGACTCAGTTTTCTGGGATTTCGGATACGGCGGAAAGTGGTCAGTACGCTAATGGAACTGGGAACCGCATCTATAAAGTTGTTGGTCCCCGCTCTATTGACGATGTAACTGTCACAGCTCCGTACGATCCTGCATTGGCTCACACAATTGAGCAAATTTGGGCAAACTACAACTGCGAATTTATCACCATCACCGTTCAACCAACTGCTTGCGATGGCGACACAGCTAATAGCACTGCTTACGTGCTTAGCGGTTGCCAACTGCAGCAGCTGACTGTCGCTGAGATGGATCGCGAATCTGGCGACGTTGGAACCATTGAGTTGGTCTTCACAGTCAACACTTGGAACTACGCCTGATCAGTCGTAATTATCCTATTAAGCCTCGCTTCGGCGGGGCTTTTTTATTGAGGGTAAAATACACACAAGAAATCTAGCGCCGGAGTGCATGGCGAAGACATTATTTGGGCCTGGAGTCATTGTAACGTCCCAGTGGCTCAACGGTGCACGTGAGATTAGTTTTGATGGAGCCGATGCTGATTGGCATTATGCGCCCATCAACGGAAATGATATTCAACGCGGCGGCGATAACGGTCTAGACTCTGTTTACGTCACGCTTCAAACCGACCAGAGTTACGGATCCATTCCCGTCACTGGCCGCAAGAGCTTTATGGGCTTGGTGCAGTTTGGCGACCAAGTTAACACCAGTGGACTCAACGCTCCGCTGTCTTGGAATACGAATGCCAAGTTCAATCAAGGCGGATCACAACAGAGCTTCTTAGTCAAGTACGCTCAGCTTGACTCTCCCGATCTCATCACGAAGGAGATCCTCAATGAGCGAATCAATAACTTCCCAGTTGTAGACGAAGGGTTCTTCTAATGCCGCAGTACGCGCCGCTTCCTCCCATCGACCTCGATCCGAGGAACGAATCGGAGTTGGTAGCCGCCGCAGCGCAGAGAGTCTACGAAGCGTCCGGCGCCACAATCAATGATTTCTCGAGTGGTTCGCCGGTTCTCGCACTACTTGAGGGTCAAGCCTTTGCGCAAGCTGAATTGCTTGCTTTTGCTAACTCATTCCCCGAGTCCGTTCTTGTTGAATGGATCGGGCCATTTCTTGGTGCTCAGCGGCGTACAGGCGCTGGTGCTGTGGTTGAAGTCGAGTTTTCAATCACTCCCACGATCCAAGAGTTTGTCATTTTCCCGGGATTTCAGGTCTCAACTAATCCCAATCTGACTGGTGGTCAGTCAATATCTTTTGTAACAACGGATCTCCTTCGCATCTCACCCGGCGAAGAATCGGGTCGTGTTAGAGCCGTAGCGTTGCTCCGCGGATCAGCAACGAATGTTCCTGCTGGGTCCATCGTAAATACGGTTACGTCCCTTGCGGGAGTCACGGGAGTAATCAACCCTGAAGCCGCGGCTGGTGGCCAAGATCCAGAGCTACTGCAAGAAGTTAAAGAACGCTTCTTCTCACTTATTCGCCGTCGCAATCCGGTTTCCGCTGAGGACTGGGAAGATTTCTTCTCCGATGCTCTTGGTCCTGGAACGGGCGTCAATGTGTTACCTCGTCGGTCTGAGAAAGACGTATATCGCTACGACACTAACTTTGTTGAGAGTGCTCCCGCAGTAGCATTCTTCATCATCAACCCAGATGGGAGTCCGCTGACAACGGCACAAAGATCATCGCTTCAAAATTTGATTCGCTGGGCCCTTCCGACTGAATTTCAGGGAACGGTTTATTCGATGGAAGTTGACGATGTTGACATTTCCGTTGATCTGCTCTACGACCCGAATAAGCCATACGCCCAAGATCTCCGAACATTCACGGAGACCGTAAGGAATAATCTCTTCGGCATTCTAACACCGAATGCGGTTTTTCCTGTTAGCTACGATCCGAATGTCTCAGATATTGAAGGAGCTCTGGCTACATCGTTCCCACTCACCCTTGGGACCACAAATCAGTTTATTGATCCAGACATCGCTCAACTAAACGCGTATTATACTCCGCGTGGACTCGGATCACCTTCATTCACCGTGGTGACACCGCAGGCGTTTGAGACTGGGGCCACATTCCAGCCCGGCGACGTTTTAGTGAATGCCACAGGATCACTTCCCACTTATTATCCGGTACTTCAAGCATTCACCCCGGTTAATGCAAATAAGTCATATTACGCCAACATCAATAATCTGTCATTTACGCTAATTCGTGAGTTAGCTCCTGGCGAATACGAGACCGGTGATGTAATCAGCGTCGTAAATGAGATAGGAGCTTCCCTCCACGTTGCCCTGGCAAGTTTCACGTATACGGGAAACCGGACACTGTCCAATCTAATCGATGCTGGACTTATCTCCGCGGCGAAAGCTTTCACCGAGTGGTCCGTTGGAGCAAATATCGAAGCACGTACTCAACAAGGATTGTATGATCCGGACATCATCGCGTTCCAGAGCGGTGATCTTAACACGGAGGTCTTTGAACCTCGGACGCCTGAGAATGTTGATCTCAATCGCCGTGCGGGCTATCCGATTTGGGTGGCTAAGCAGAACTTCGTTGTTGAAGCTAGCACAGTAGACCTCGGCACTGCACAGCAATCGGGATTCGTTTCCACTCAGCGTATTGAGTTCGAACTTCTTCTTAGCGAGGAGTCATACACAGCGGGACAATTCGTCGCATCGCCCACTCCCGAGCAGTTCCTCACTGGAACTATCTCTGAGGATTCATGCTACATCGATCGTCTTCAAGGCGTCGTACGGATCTACGCGAGAGTTCTCACAGCTTTCACCTTCCCTGCCTTAGGCGATAGGTCATACAAACAAGTCATCGACGATCTTGTTGCGGCTGGAATCCTGCAAATTATTCAGGTTGTTGACTATATCGACTGTGCGGGACGTCCGCTCTTCATCGACAAATCTTTCCGTTATCAGGCTCGATTCCAACTCGGTGAGTATGTGCGCTATCGTCCCGAAGGCGGATTTGATGCGGCACAGCTGGAAGACTGTTTCCTGCAAGCGGAAACCTGTGCTGAGGTCTCGTCCGGATGCAAGCGGCTGCTTGAGGCTAATTTGCCGTTGCCTCGGTACTTCCAAGCCCTTATCGATTTCACACCCGCAACACAAGACCCCGGTCAAATGATCGAAGATGGTCTGCTGATCGAGGTGGCTCCGGAGATCTTCCGCTACAACTACGTAGTCCCTTCAACAAGCATTCCGCTTAATTTCAGCCCTTCGCAGCTGACCCAAATTCTGCTTGAGCAGGGCGCAATCACAAATCAGTCTGATCTAGTCGCTGGGCAGACTTTAATTATACTTGGGCCGCTGAATGAGAACCTCGGAACGTATTTCTGGTCTCGTTTAGGATGGCTCACTGAGACCGGTGGCATTCCCACTTACAGGGATCTCTTCAGGTTTGCTCCGAAGGATGCCGCAACATTCAGGAACGGTTCGTTACTTCGTCAATACGAGGCAACCGAGCATGTGACGCCTATTCTCGATCTCGAAGTGTACTTTGACGCCGGCGTGTTCGTTCGCTCGGAAAGACCTGAGACTGTTAAGTATTATGACTCCTCGTATCGGTACGAGGATGTTATCGCTGACATCACGGGATCTTCGCAAAAGTTCTACCGTGTGGAGAGGTCTTTCACGCCTCCCGATGTAATTCAAACGTGGGCAGGGGAGCAACCCAACACACCTCGCATCGAAGAAGTATACGGAAATCTTCTCAAGTTCGTTATTCGAGCTCAGTGTGATGAGAGAGTTTTCTCACGACTCGGCGCGCAAGTCTCCGCAAACAAGCTTGGTGTGGCGACTGTGAAGATTACATCGAAGTCTAACACAGAAGCATCATACACTTACGTCTGGGAGAGTACTCGCTACATCTCGGATCCCGCGCAACTGTCATATTCTCCGACTAGCACATTCGGATACGGTCCGATCAACTACGGCATTGGTACTCTGTCGCTATGAGCGAAGTATTGCCTCAGTCAGAACTAGGAAGGATCGTCACCAAGCCACTGGCTGATGGATTCGCGAAAGTTAACGTTGCAAACCAAGAAGCTCTAGAGATCTTAGCACTCACTCCGACTAGTACGGTCTGGGGTGGTCCTTTCGGACGTCCAATTTACGACCGTCTTCCAGGAGTTTCTGAAGGATATCGCCGAGAGTTTTTCGGGGAACGCGGGCGGGGATTCGTCTACATTGATCCTCAATTCGGATCCTCAGTTGGTCCCGGATCACTGCAAGTCGGCGCGTGGCAGGAAGATCCTCAGGTTCTTATCGTTTACAATGGTACGATCACCTGGGCATTTGGTCAGATTGAGACAAATACGCTTGCACTCAACCTTTCAAATGTCGTTCCGAACGGGATTCAGGATGGGTCATATCAGATAGGTTACTACCTCAATCGTGTAGATCCTGATAAGGCTACGTTCTCAAAATTTGCGGTAGAGAACTATTCTCTCGGCGCAAGTGAAACTATTTACGCCGCGGACGCTGAAGCAAAATATCACCCGGTAGTATCGATGTTCTCTGAGCCAAGTGATGGCTCGTGGAAACCAAGTGAGTTTGGGGAGACCGGAGATTACGTTGACGGATCATCCGTCACGATGGATTTCACTGAAGCAGTTGTTGCCAAAACCTTCACGTTAGTGGCCGCTGAAACCGGTCTAGCTACGGCTCTTTGCGCACTTTATAGTTCAGACGATGCTATTGTATGGAATTTAGAGGATTCAGTTGCACCTCGTAACAACGAGTGGATACTCAATTGCGGGCTGAATGACGGCGCAAGATACTATCGCCTATTCTTTTGGGGCGGAGAAGCCGATATCTCTGAGGTAAGATACACTGGCGAAGCAATTTTTAGGGACCGACAACCAGTAGTCCCACGCTCAGAGGCTGAACTCTTTCTCGAGGGAGAGTTCGATCAGATTGATCGTCCTCACCTTGTACTTGCCATCGTTACGGTAAGTAACTATGAGATCACCGAGATTCGGGATACTCGTAGTCAGACATCAATCAAGTACGAGCCAGTTGCTTCATGGCTCACGGAGTTTCAGGACTCATCACTACGATTCTTAATCACGAGCATCGAGAATTACTCGTCGCTCTACATGGCTCCTACGGCCACGTTAGACACTTATTATGAGCGTCTGCTTGAGGAGAACTTCGTCTTCGAATCGGAGACTAAGACGCCGGTCATCACCTTCCCCTCAAGTATTGAACTAGAGGATGGGTGGATACTTATCGGTGACGCCTTACTCGAAACAGATCCTCTCGTTGAAAACCTTGCCGTCGATCCGTCTGGCTTAATTATCGACGGGCAGGAGATCGCTCAATTTCAGTCTAATTCCTCTGTCACTCCTTTTAACATCATCCTTCTAGCAGAGCCGACCGCCGCTGAGGATCTTGCTACAAAGGTGTACGCAGACATCGCGCTCATCCCCTCATTAGACAATGGCCAATACTAACGTCGTAGCTGGAGCTAATGTTCAGATCACCGGAACATTGGATATGAGGGAAAATCCAATCACCGGGCTGAATGCGAACGTTAATGAGTACCCGTTATCGCCGAGTGATGGGGCAACAAAGGCGTACGTAGACTATCAGCGTTCTCTTATTGAGTCGCAGCTTCCTGCCACAGCTAATAACGGGACTTATTGAGTCGAAGCATGGCGAGTCCAGTATTTGACAAGGAACAATATGAACTGAGGGGTCATCTTCCGACTCCAATGACAGAGGCGCAAAAGGACGCGCTTAATCTGGCTCTGTCACGAGTTAACGGACAGCTTGATTGGAACGCCCAGCTTCTCGGCTATAGCGGACCGAATTATTGGGGGAAGCGAATCCCCACGACCGATGGATCATATAAGTGGAAAGGACTTCCTGAAACGGTTTCCGAGAAGCGCGCAGTGCAAACTGGCGCGTTTGGCGTTTACAACAAGAACAAAGAGTATAGTCAGCGCCCAGCTCCGTTTAATCGTGAGCAAGTTCGTGCCTCAGCTGACCAAACGTTTGATATTTTTGAGGAGAATGGAGTTACGCGGGTCGCTCCTTTCGGTCAACCACGCGGAGTTCTCTACGAGACGAATCCCCGTCTTATCACGGGCGGCGAGTACATCTTCAACGCGCTTGTTGATGTAGAGGCCAATACGGGGGAGACCGAGTGGCTCTACGTAGTTCAGGACCTTGATCAGGGCATCACATCAGTCAGGCTTCTTGGTGAAGGAACTGAAGCCGAAGCTCTGTTTATCCGGATCACCGGATCAGTCGCCCGGCCATTCCTGTTCTTCATCGCCACCTGGGAAGATATTTCCGATTGGACGTCAGATCAGATCCTCAATCAGTTTATCGGTGTCTGGGGAAATAAAGGCAATGCGATTTCCTCTCACTTCTTATTCGATGCTCTCGACATCCACGGATTCGATGAGGAGGAGGGGCTCACCCTCGATGATATTATTGAGGACATCTCAATCCCGAGACTGTTAAGCTTAGTCGGTCTTGTTCCTGGTCCCGCTAGCGCGTACGTTACGGATCACTATAATTTTTCCGTTGAAGGCTGCCCTGCGTTGTACCAGCCAGGTCCTGAAGTGGAATTCGGCGAGTGCGATACTCCGAACTATAAACTCTCGATGCGACAGGTCTTGGACCTGGACCCAGACACCATTGGTGTAGATCCAGGACCGGAAACTAGTAACGCCATTGGCTGTAATGGTATTCAGTACCTATATCCGCCGAATTGCTTTATCGATAATGGAACATATGAGAGTCCTCTCGGACAATTTTATTTAACAGACGGGGATTACGACACTCCAGTTGTTCCCACCGGGAATGTAAGCAACGGATTCTATGATCGAAATCCGTTTGAAGATTGCGATGGGCTTCCCGAGGATTATGAGAGAATCATCGAGAATGATGACTTAATCATTGACGTCGCGGGTGGCCCGGGCCCTGTCCTAATGTCGGATCCGGGTGCTGAAAATGAGACGGTTCTTGTCGCCTCGGGCGGAGATTACGACGGATACGAAATAGCTTTCGACGGGCCTGAACTCGCTGCTGTCTCTTTCGAGTATACCGCAAAAACTCTGTATGGGGAGACACGATTCCCATGTGTTGAGTGGATCTTTGATCCTTCGCTTGATAACTCAACCTACGCACCGGTCCCAGCGGAAGCCGCGTGGATGGGCACTGACGACGGAGAGTTTGATCGTCCGCGAGTTCCCTCACCATTTGCTGCGCAGAGTGATCTTCCGTGCATCGGAGGATTAACCTTCAATGGAGGATTTCTCTCGTTCGATGATGGTGAGTTCGATGAGATTGTTGAGCCGAACTGTGATTTTATTGACACCGCTCCTCCAAATTGCAGTGTAGTGGATGGCGGGTTCTATCAGCCCGGAATCAATCCGCTCACTCCTCCACAAAGCAACACCGAGTGTGGATCCGAGTGTGGCACTGTCGATTCAGGAATTTACATCTTTGGGCAGGCACCAGAAGATGGTCCCATCATTGATGGAGGTATTCTTGACACGTGTACGATTTATGATAACACAGAGTACGATCTAATTCAACCCGATCCAGTAAATGGTTGCATAGCTTATATCGATGGATTCTATCCGAGCGGCACGATCATTTACTCTTGCACTGCTGAAGATGGGTCATCATTCGGCCCAATCACGTACACTGAGCTCCCTATTGACGACGGACTGTACGTAACTAGTGCTGAAATTGAGACTATTGGATTAGCGACTGAAAGTGGGTTTGTTCTCATCGCCGAGAATAATGATGAGATAGGAATTGACCCAGCAATTGTCATCCCGATTAGCACGCCGCTAGACTGCACACCTTGTATAGCTGGCGGAGATAGCTCCGCTACCATTATTGACTGTGTTCTTGACAATGGTGAGATTGAGACAGCAATGCCGCCGACATCTACCGTAAATGACGGCTTGTATGACCGAGACATCAATCCATTCTGCGTCCCATGTCAGGACCCTAATGCTCCTGTGATTCCGTGTCCCGTCGAGATGATGAGAGTTCGGCTTGATCAGCTCATCTTCTCAGCACCACGATGGAGAATGCGTCCGTCAGTGATGAATTCACTTACGCCTCTACGACTGTGGAAGAATCGAATCC